ACCGAACCCACCACCCCCACCACCACCGAAACCGCCACCACCGCCGCCGAACCCACCGCCGCCACCACCGAAACCACCGCCGCCGACCCCACCGCCGCGGCCGCCAAAACCGCCGCCACCGCCGCCCCCAAAGCCGCCGCCAAAGAAGCTTCGTCCCAGGCCGGCGCCGCCACTGCCGACACCACCTCCAGCCTCGACGGCGCTAAAAGGATTTTTTCCTACTCCGTCGCCGCCGCCGCCGCCACCGATGGACGCAGGACCGGCGCCGAGACCCGGTGCGAGGCCGCCCATGCGGGCAGTCACCTGGCCCCCGCCGACGCCGCGCATCAGGAAATCGTTTAGCTTCGTCATCTGCTCGACGAGCTTCTCAGTTTCCTGCACCTGCCGCTTCATCAGGTTGACGCCCTCAGCGGGCTGAACCATCTCGCCGGCATGAAGCATCGCGAACTGATCGCGAGGGATGAAACCGCCCTCCTGGTGATGTGGAATATTGCCGGCGGGACCTATCTTCGGGATGACGTTCGGATTGCTCCCCCAAGATCCGGGGGTTAGCCATTTAGGAAGAATGCTCGGTCGTTCCTCGTTGGCCTTGCGCCGTTCCTCGCGCCGCTCATCGATCTCCTCGAGATGCTTGCGGTACTCCTCGGTTTCGGGTTTGTGCTGCTCCTCCGGATCCTTCAACGCAGGCGGCGGCCTGAGCGCCGGCAGGATTCCATGCTCCTGCCAAGCCTTGAAAAATTCATCCCATTTTTCAAAAAATCTATCAATTCTCTCGAGAATCGGAATAGCTGCAGCCATCCCCTTGAATGCCAAAGCGTCAGAAATGTGCTCAGCATGTTGCTTGGTGGTTTCGAGTATGGAATTAAATTTCAACGCGGCTTGCTCCCGCGCTTGCTGTACTTTCTTCTCCTCCTCGGAAACCGTTTTGAATGCCTCCTTGACCATTCCGATATCAGGGAGACCCATCTGAGCGAAAAATCTTTTTCGAACGTCGGCGGCTCCGGTCTGAACCGTCTCCTCCGATATCGACTTGCCCCATTGCTCTCTTAGAGCCTTGGCTGCATTGTCAAAAACTTCCTGGCCCTTCTTTTTGACCTCATTCAATTGCTCGGACTTGTCCTTGCCGACCAAGCTATTCAGCCATTGCCCCATCAAATCCCGGCTTGGTCCGACAGTGCTCTGAATCATTTCCTGGCGAAATTTACTATTGGCGCGCGACAAATCCGCCATGTTGTCGCTGAACTTTCTAATACCATCCTTCATTGTATCGGCCGCGATGCCCGCGCGCTCGGCCGTCTCGATGAAGCTCTCAATCTGGGCGCCGCTGGTCCCCGTCTCTCGGGAGAGACGGTTGAATTCGATCATCTTATTTGTAAAATCCTTGATCTTTTCAATGCTGCCGCCAACAGCAACGCCGACACCTATCGCTCCTGCGGAAACTCGCAGAAGGCCGCTAATGAAAGGCGGGAAAATTTCCTCGGTGACCTTCTCGATGCCCTCACCGAGGGGCTTGAAGTGCTCGCGCAATTCCTTGAGGCGCACAGCGCTCGTCCGCAGCGCGTTCGAAGTCTCACTGCTCCCCAGATTTTGCATCTGGCCGCGAATGCGAGCCAGCTGCGGCGTCGCATTGTCAACGAGATCGACAGTCAAACGTAGGGTTTCGTCAGCCATCGTTAACCATCATCATCCGGGGGCTTCATGCGATCGATGATCTGCTGCGTGCGCATCATATGCGTCTGCACGGCAGAGATCGGCATCGCGAGAAAATGTTCGGGGGATTGGTGATACCAGCGGGCGAGCCAGTAGCAATCGAGAACCAGGTTCTCGGCCGCGTCTACCAAGCCAACGCTGGTTCCGGCAAGAAAAAAGTTCGCAGTCTATAGGCGCAGGAGTTCCAGTCGCGCGGGTCCATCTTCTCGAGCATGGGCGAGAGCACCCCCGAGAGATTGGCCATGATCAGAGTCATCTTCCGCTCGTCGATCACCGCGTCGTAATCGTCCGTCAGGCGGACGGGGTTGCCGCAACGGTTGATGTCTCCCGCCGTCGGCTCGCGGAACAGCAGCTCCTTTAGCTCTTTGCCGTCCTGATCGCGGATTGGTTTATGAACCAACTTCACCTTGATCGGCCAAGTCTCCCTGGCGACCTCGGGCTCGGGCGGAGGCGGCGGAGGCGAGGGAGCTGGTGCTGGCGCCGCCGCCGGCGCCGGCTCGGCGCGCTGAAATCCTTCTCTGGCCACAGGTACATTCATTTATTCACCAAGTCCCTTCCTGGCAGGTGATGCCTTCCCAACGGACCCTGGTCTGACCGTCTCTGGTGTTGACCTCGAGGCCGGCCTTACAGACGGCTTGACCAAGAGTATATTGCTTCTGGTTGGCCAGCTGGGCGACGACTGTGACATTGACCTGAGCCTCGAGGTCCAGGATATTGAGGTTAGGCAACGTCGAGATATCTCCCTCAATGTACGGCACACGAGGCAATTCCTGATAGCCATGGATACCATCCTGTCCAGCTAACATTGTTCTCTCGACGACGGTCGGCGAGACCGTGAAGTTACCACGCAGCGCCATCTGATTGTTGTCCACCATCAGAAAGGCTATGCCGGCAATTCGAACTGCCATGATGATTTCTCCTTCTCAGTTTTTGATCACCCGAACGAGGGCAGGATGCCCGTAACGCCGACCGGGCTCCCGGCGGTAATTAAGGTGTCGAGACCTCGATCGTACTGTAGCCTAAACTGGGCCAACACAGCGAAGATACGCAGCTGATTGATCAGATCGGGCGGATACAAGACATTCACCCTGTTCGGGTCGTTCGGGTCACGCTCGACCAGAAGATTCTGCTGGAACGCATTCGCATTTTCGACGAGCCCATTAAACTCATCGATGAAGTACTGGGAGATCAGCTCGCCGCGGATGATGCCGGGGGTTACGATCGCCTGACCGGGGCCGAACCGCGTGCCGTCGTCTGCGAGCTTGACCCGCGCATACTTACTAGTGATTGCCTGGCGCTGATTGCGCAGCAGCTTGGCGAGCGTCGCGAGCGTGGTCACAAGTTCGTAGGCGTCGTCGCTCTGGCCGTAGAGGTTGCGCTGATAGGTCGTCGATTCCCGGGCTATCATCGGCTGATTGTCGGACCCGGCCTTTTGGATTGCGATGCCATTCGAAGCCAGACCGTTGAGCTCCACGAAGTCGAAGCGCGACTGCAACGGAGCCGACTTGATCTTGTTGAGCGATAGCGTTTGCAGCGGCCGGGCCGGATCGTTGACCAGCGCCCGCTGCGCCTTGGCCGTATAGGCGGCGGCCCACTCGAAGCATGGCGAGGGGGATGCAACCTCCATGCCCATCGCCGATATCGTGCCAAAATTCTGAGTGTCTCCCCACGTTACCAGGGCCGAGTAGGTGCCGCGCTTGGCCGTGAAGATATGGCCGAACAATTGCCGCTGCCATCCCCATCGCCCGGTATCGGTAAATCCATATTCCTGATCCCACGCGATCAAGCTGGTGCTGTCGGTGTACGGCATCGCAACATATTCGAATGGCTGATCGCCCATGGCGCTGATGGTGTTCGTAAAGTCCGGCACACCCACACCGCCGGAAAGAACACCGGTGGCGGGCAACGTCAACGTCAGGCCCGGCGGCAGGATTTCGCCGCCGATCGTGCCGTAATAGTTCGTGCTCACCGTGATGTCATTGCCGTTGACGCCCTTCCAAAGGCAGTGGAGGGTCACGGTGGCCGTGGCAGCCACGGCCGCCACCGGCAGATCAAAGACGACATTGATCGCGGCAGCGATATTGGTCGCTATCATACCAACCGTGTCAGTCGCCCCGATGTTAACCGGGATGTGAATGCCTCCAATGTAGAGATGGATGGTGCCGGCGTCGGTCGGCGCGGTCGCAACCGTGATGGTTCCAGTTGCAGCCGTTCCCGCCGTCGGTTCCTTCACGCCAACGCCCCATACCTCATTGGAAAAGTTGTTGGCAAAGAACGCAGTGAACATGCGGCTGATCTCGGAGCCCTGCCCCCAGTGGGCATCGGCCTGCGCCTGAGATCCCACCGCGACCGGAACATCCAAAGGCGCATCCCCGCCGGCCAAGGCAGTGCCGACGACCAGCGCGCGCAGCCCGAGCTGCGGAAGGCCGGCCATAGAGGGGTCGACCTCGACCCAGTACAACGGCACTTTTATGTCGGCCGGAATTTGTGAAAAACTGATAGGCATTTCAACCTCCTCTGGACCTACTACACCTAAGTCGGCCGTGACCTTCCGTTGCCGCCCTCGTCCTCGACAGTCACATCGCCCTCCGCGATCCGCTTCCTGGTGAACTTATCTAGCGGCCACTCGACGGAGCCCTCTTCCGGGAATCTGATTCCGCTCGGGTGCTTTATGACCTGGCGGAAATCCTCGTTGGCCGGAAGCACCCGCACCCGCGGCTGTTTGGGCGTGATCTTTTTGAGCCGCGCATTGCGGGCAGC